AGATATATCTATTTTTTAGGTCCGCAACCCAATCGACATTATTCCCATAGAAAGAAACCTTATAAGACAGTCCCTTCCAATAGAACCTATCCTGCTGTGTTGTTACACTTCTCACTTGTGCCTTTCACTCAAAGAATGGTAAGCCATCCACAATGATAATAGCAGGAAGTAAGTCCTGCCTTTGTAGTGTTACCTCTCCGACATCGTGAAACCTGGAAAAGATATTGTCATTTTGCTTTGTCGCAGGTAAGTCGAAACTATATTCACTACGACTGCCACTATTGATCGCAATACCATTTCTATCCTTTAAAGCAAAGGTAAGATTGAGATTTAAATCCTTTTCAGGTAGGTCCGCTTTTATCCCATCAATGTATATCTCTATTCGTGCCATTAGTTCTGTTGTAAGTTGACATAATTACTCATTCTAAAAGTTACTCTCACATTTACAAGTTCATTGGTCTGACTCCATATTAATTCAGCATCGTCCACAATGACTGCCACAAATCCGCTCTCAATGTTGAAATTAAAATACTGCTTCATTGGATCGTGCCACTCCATATAAACTTCAGGACTGGATAACAATTCCATTAACCAATAACCAACTTCTGGAAGATAGTATTCGCTTTCTACCTCAAACACTTTTTCCGCATTTGAATTAATCTTAAACCTACCTTTGTCAAAGGAACGGATAGGAGTTAAATAAGGCCCTAAAGAGAAAGAAGCATCCCATCTCGCAGGTATCTGTCCAGTTTCGCTCTTTGCCACCTCCTTGAATATGTTTGTCACTTTGAATGTGAATGCCTCACTACCTCCCAATCTATTCATCCATAGCAATCTCAAGTTTTTAGTACAGCATTCTTTGATGTCAAAAACATACAATTGACTGGATGCCTGATACCCAAACATTGAATTGTTACCCATAGAAACAGTGTAGTATTTCACACCACTAAAGGTAGTAATCGCACCACTATCCCAAGTAACACCGGTAAGATTTGGTACACCAACACCGATTGTGTAAGGAATAAATGTATTGTTACCACTAAATTTCTTCACTGCTGTCTCTAATAAGTTGCCACCACTATCAAAGGTAAGTACCTGGAAAGCATTTAAGTTCGCATCCTTTGGTAAGAAGGTCATATACTCATTCTCTGTATCGCAGATAGGCTTGTAGTAACTTAATCCAAATGGATGAGTAACTAAAGCAGGTTGATTCCCAGCATAAGTTATACAGTAGTTGTTGAAACCCTGATTTTCATTGAATGGCTGTGGAGCACCACTCAAAGCATATTCTAATGTCAATATATCAGTACCTGGAGCAAGGGTCAATAGACCAGTCACTGGATCAATGACAAAGTATTTCACTATTCCTGCAAAGTCACCTTGTATGTCAGGATTTGAACTTAGATAAGGTAAACCAAAATCCGCTCCAAAGATACTCGTTTGTGCTTGTGGCTTCGGTTGACTTTGTGTCTGTAATACCCTGCTAAAATCAAATTCGAAGTAGTAATCATTGAAAAATACTTTATAAGGGGATTTGTCTATCGTTGTTAGTACACCATTAACCACAGCAGTTAGTGATGCCTTAACAATTGGATTGACACTTGTAATCTTTGTCACCCATAGACAAGGAGCATACATAGATTGTGTATAATATACTGGGCCGTAAATTATTGCCATTAGAGATTGTTTAAAATGTCAACTAATTTTGGATGTGGGTAAACATCACTTTTATCTTTTCTTACGCTGTTATGGGTATAGATGCCAGGACATCCAAAGATAGCAGAAGCATCAATGTCAAAACTATTCGTAAACTTTTCGTCAATGCCATACTTATCACATAAAAAGGTAAGTAATTTTTTGATACTTTTTAACTGTGCATCTGTATAAGAGTGCCAATATTTAAAACCTTTGAATGGCTTATCAAGTTCTGTCACCTCATTGTCATTGATACGCTTACCAACATAGTTATAAAAGCCATCTTTTTTCTTTGTCAGATAACCCCAGTTACAAACTTCTATACCTATACTGATTTTGTCTAACCAATAGAATGGAGCATCAAACATTTTAAACACTTCAGGCTTTAATCCTAAATGATACGCCCAGTATTTATCCTCAAAGGCTTGTAAGATACTGCCATCAGCATCGATAACGTAAGCAGTTGCAATTCTGTCGACATTACTATTCCACCAGTCAATTGTATTCTTTGCTGATCCATTCCCTGCCGTATGATGCAAATAGATTTGCTTCTTTTCGTGCTTCTCCTGGAAGTATTGGTTCTTTGAAAGTTCGTATTTGATTATATCCATTGTTAGCCGTTTAGATAGTTGTTTAATTCCTCATCACTGGCAGTTAATGTATCAAATAATGTAACCCACTCATCGTAAGAACTGCCAGGAGTAATCTTATAGGATGTCAAAGCAGATACTCTTTGAAAGGCTAACTTAATACTGTCATCAGCATTGCCAAAAGGAGTAGCATATATCGTTGGATACATCACAATGTCCCAATTTTTAACCCAGTTGAAAGGCCAAAAGGCGAAGATTCCGTACTTGACTATCGCTGTATTGTCTCCTAATGCCTCGTTTGCTATTGCTTCTTGTTCTTGTGCTTGTTCGTATGTCATATTTCTTTATTTATAATGAAAAAAACTTTCTATTTTCTTCGTAATCAGGTAAAGAATTAGAAATTAATGTTGTAATAATATATTCCATTGCTTCTGAAATCATTTTTTCAACCTCTTTTTCTGTATCTTTTATTGCATCCCCTAAAGCATCTAACTTTTTACCCATTGATCTGCTGTTTTTTGTTGGCATTCCCTCTATACTATGTTTCTTTGCTATGGCAAATGCTACACTTAACGCTTCTTTGTCGTCAGATATACCCAATTTTAACTTTGCAAATCTTTGTAGTCCTTCTATTCTTGGCTTTGCAAATGGTTTCTTTATCTGAGAAGGAGTAACACCATAATTTTGATAAATGCCATAATCGTTTAAGTAAAAATCTATCCTGCCTCCGATGTCTGTTGATTCAATTTTGTAGTTGATTGTATCTATCAAATCACCAGTCATAACGTGCCCTTGAATTTTGAAGTTGTAAATTATTGATTTCTTTACAAGTTCGCCAATCTGTACATACAAATTATTGATATCCTGGTCCACTTACTTTAGTTTTTTATTTAATCTTTCTATGGCTTTCTCTGCTGTCATTCTTAACGTGTATTCCGCATTGTAAATAGTTATCAATTTAGCAAAGTTAAACCCTCTGTATTCGTGAGGCTTTATCTGTCTTATCTCTGTAACTGGAAAAACAATCTCTTCAAAGTCTATCATATCAGGAGACTTCGCTACAAATTTCACTCTACTCATAATAATTCGTAATCGTTAATGGATGGAGGAATATCGTTAAAGTTAATCGGTAAATTAACAATGTCAACAGTATCAATAGGACAATCCATTTGATACCATATCGTGAAATCGCATTTCAATAAACACAAACTGTCATTGTGTTGATCACTGATATAATCCGTTGTTACTGGACCTTGAAACCCTATTTGATAAGGAGCCGTTCTGCCTACTCTGTTAAATTCCGAAAAGACATTGGCTGCTAATGCTTCCAAATCTCTGAACACCTCAATGATACTTCTCTGGTTAATCGTGCCATCATTATTGTAGTATTGCAAATCACTAAAAACCATAGTGCATCTCAAAGTATTGGTAAACCTTTTCTCTTTTATCTCAAGTGATCCAGTTGGATATAAGAACTGTATTGATGGGTATAACTTACCGACAGTATTCTGTCCAGTCCAGTTGTTTTGGATATTCGTATTGATGTCACTATACCACCCAAAATGATAAAAACCCACTCGACCAGGAGTAGAGACATTAATGCTCTGACATACCTGGTTGAATAGGTTCGATATTTGTACTATGTTCATCCTTATAAATTTTCTGTAAATTACAAAACTTTAAGGATAAAAAAGTATGATATACTTATAAATATAAATTTAGAGAAAAAAAAAGAGCGGAATTGCTGTTCCACTCTTTGATCTCTTTTAGTTGCACTATTTCAAAACATCCGTTTACGAGGCGGGAAAAACATTTTAAAAGCGCATTATAAAAATACAATATTATTTTAAAATAAAAAATTATTTTCTTATTTCTTTTTACTCAACACTTCACTATATCTGTTTTGGTAGGCATTCTCTTCAGCGACAGAACTAAGGTAAGTAAAGGCTTCCCAAAGGTTCGCTTGTTCTGCCGAATGTAAAGGAGTAAGGTCAGGTCTGTTAAATATTCCGCTTTCTGCCAATTGCTTAATCGTTAAATACCAACCGAATCGTTCTGTAAGGACTCCAACTCCTGCTTTAACTTCGTCAAAAGTTGGTTGTTTGTAGAGATTAACGAACTTATTTGCGATTTCTCGATTTGTTTCAGCAAAAAAAAACACACCCTCCATACATCGAGCATATTCCATTCGAGAAAATCCTTCTCTCTTTTGAGTAATCTTTCGTGGTATTGTTCCCCTTTCTTTCTCACCAGGACACACATCACTTTAGGCATAGCAAACCAGTTTCCTGCTTCCATACTTTGCATCTGTGCAATAAATTGTGCTGTCTCTGCAAATTCAATTACTGTGCTATCCTTCATATATTGAGTAGGCAAGTACCACACTTCATCACCTCTTTCGATAATGTGATCGTATTCCACTTCAGGTAAGTTGTTGAATATCTTAATGACTGTATTGTACAACCATTCCAATGCTTTTACTTGCATACCTTCACCGCCATCCTTGCCTAAGATATACTCCTCTGTCAATCCTGAAAAGTAAGATACCACCCTTGCGTAATATGGATATATATATTGCGACTTTACAAGGTCCGTAATGCTATCCAGTTTCACTTCCAGTTCTGCGACTTTCTCTTTGTACTCTTTACTTTCCTTTTTCACCTCATCAATCTGTTGCAATATTACATCGATGTCTTTTAGCACTTGTGGTTTGGTAGGCTCAATCAAAGAGAGGAAGTCCAAATACTTTTTAAGCGTTATATCTTTCAGTTCATTAGGATATTCAAAACTATCTTTATTACTCGTTGATAATCGTATCATTCTTTCTGCTTTTACGAACTGATGTCACTACTTCTTGAACAATACTTTCGTCTCTTTTTTTCTTAGCATCCATTAAAGAGATTCTATTCTCTTTCTCGATAACATCTTTAGGCTTGTTGCTACCTTCTAAGATACCTGCATTGTTCATTGTTTGTGGAGCAAATCTGTTACCGTGTTTTCTTGCGTTTAGATACTTCTGTATCTGTGCAGAAAGTGAACGTGAATTGTAGTCAGCATACTTTGTAAGCATACCGATTGCATCTGTCAAAATTTTACTGTCCTCTGGATTCATCTTCTTGTATTTTATTGTTATTTAATTCGGCCGTTGTTTTTCTCAATCCTAACAACCCTGCACCGATACCCACAAAGATAATACTTTGTGTGATAATATCAATGTCTTTGTTAATGAATACTTTATCTAAGCATCCAATGAGAAAACATAAAGTTCCAATTGCACAGACCAATACACCCATAGTTCCTGAAGCACTTGTCTTCCCATCACTATTGGATGTCATCTGTGCAAAACTAAACTTGTTAAGGTTTAATATTTTCTTCATAATGTTTGAATAATCTTTGGAAGGCTAAGGATACGATATGTTTACCTGGTCCTCGTAATGACTTACCCTCTTTATGTTCGTAATATTCTTTTAAAATCTGTATTGCTTTGTGTATGTCCATATTGTTGTATTATCCAAATGCTAAAACACCCTTATCTCCATCGACCAAATCTCTAACTACATATCTAAGAGCATCCATACTGTGATCGTCTACCTCTACCACTTCATTGGAGAAGTTCCCATCCTTGTCTTCTTTGTATCTGTAAGAGCCTATCTCTCTAATCACATTGTGTGAATTTCGTGTAATATACAATTCAAATTCCAATATTTTAAGGATTCCGTAATAAATAGAATTGGGACCCTTTGTACTTGGCTTCATATTGAATACCTTTCGCAGTTCCGCTATTATCTCTGGACGTGCATTATCAGCAATTATACGTGTATTTTTTGAAATGTCTAATCGTATCATTTCGTTTTTAATCGTCTCACTTGTCAGATTGGATTTGTACAGCATCTCGTTAATGTATAATTTCTTATTGGCCTTGTCTATTTTAACGTGCAATAAGACAGTCGGATCATTATAACCAAAGTCCATTCCATAACCATCCAATCCTTTCACCTGGTTAAAGTCTTCCAATGATATGCTGTTCCATTTAGAGAAGACCAATCCACCTTCAAATGGTTTTGGATCTTGTTGGTATAGTGCTTGAAAGGCTCTCGGATTTGCCACCTTAATCTCCATTAATCGTTTTAACGAATGCTTACTCTCCCATAGTGCCTCTCCTGGCTCCCTCACATCGTGTATACTTGTCGCTCCCTCACAGATAGCAGGAAGTGATAAGATTGTCCAGGAGTTATCGTGGTTCATCCGTGATAATATCCGACCGCTCAAGTCATCCAAATTCCATCTTGTTTGTGTCACTATGATTTGACTGTCATTGTGTAACCTTGTTAAAAATACTTGTGTGAACCAATCCCACACCCTGCTACGATATGTAATGGATTCCGCTTCGATAGCATCTTTTACTGGGTCATCAATGATACCAATGTCGGCAGGAGTACCGGTAAGGGAGCCACCAACACCAATGGACTTATAAAACCCTCTATGCTCTACTATCTCAAACATATCAGAATTACGCAAGTAGTTTCCTTTTGCTTTTGCACCTGCTCCGTTCAATGTTGTATCAGGGAAGATTTCACTGTACTTCTGGTCATCAATAATCCTTTGTACATCTCGATTGAAAGATGTTGCTAAGTCGGAAGAGTAAGAGCAACCGATAATCTTTAGTTTGGGATTGCGGCCCAATAGATAAGCAGGTAAACGCCTGGATGTAAGTTCAGACTTCCCATGTTGTGGTGGCATAAACACCATTAACTTCTTTATCTTACCTTCTGCAAATTGCTGAAGATAGTCCATAAGGAGATCGTGATGCCAGTTGATTTCGTAGTCAGGCTTTGTATATTGAACAAAGTCCCTGAAGTCATCACTCGCTAATTTCGCCTTTATTTCTTGTTGCTTTTGTAATAAGAGCGTCCATTGCTCTAAGTTCATCCTTACTTAGTTTATTGATATCTATGTTCATTTTAACAGCAGGTTCGTCATTGTCTCCAGAGACCTTTTGGTATTGTGTTCCCAACCTTTTCAGTTCATCCTCTGTTGCGTGTAACTTGTACCACATAGCAATTAAAGCAGGATTATCACTTTCCGACATCTTACTCTTTAGTTTTACTTTTTGCTTTACTACTTCACTCCATAGTGCTTCCAATATTTCAGTCTCTTTGTTGTATTCAGCATTATAAAACTGTGACTTTCGTATAGGAATATGTTGTATCAATTCCTCCAGTGTTAAGATGTGATTGTCTTTGATTGCTTTTACTGCATATTCAATAAGCCATTCTCTATCGTATGTCATTGTCTTTGTTTTTATCAGTGTTCATAATTGATTCGTACCCATCGAGCATATGATTACTAAATTGTACTTGACAGATAGCCATTCTTTGCTGTACATCTGTGTACTCTGCTGTCATTATTTCATCTGACATACATCTCTCGATAAAGTCTTTCTTTTTTTCCGTTGGTCTTGGTGTTGGTATAGGCATAGTTTATGGATTTAATATTATCAGTATCATTGTTGTTGCTACGGCAGTTGAACCGATCCCTAAGAATGCCAATCCCTTCCATAGACTTTTCCTTTTCTTTTCCTTTTCTAAGGATTGTCGCACCTGGTTGTTTATGATTTCTGCCCTTCTGTATGAATCAATCAAATGGTTAGTCTCACTCACCTCTATCTCATAGGCTTTGATTGCATCTGTTTGCTTTGTGATTGTTTCATTTAGCAGAATAGTGTGATTGTTTAGCATACCAATTATCTCTTTGCTATCGTCTAATTTACGCTTAACGTATTCAAGGGTATCAAATTTACTCAATACCCATTGTGCATACTGTCGATTCATTACAAAGAACGTATCAGTATTTATAATTTGTTGCCTTATCTCTCTATTTTGCCCTAAGAGCATCGAGGATAGATGAAGTGCTACTATCACCCCAGTTAGAATATATCTTCTCATCTTTATTTAATTTGGTTATTCGTTCTTTAATCTCTTTATCTGTTCTACTTATTTCGGCTTTTAGGTTTTCAATAGACTTTATTACCTCTATACGCTCTTTTCTCACATCAATCAATACTTTGTATAGGCTGTCTCTGTATCTATCCTCATAGTCGAAATACTGCTTCATATTATCCTCTCTCTTATGCAATGAAGATACGAAAAATAACAGTAGGGGGTTGGCTATTATGATAACTAAAATTATCGTGAATGCTGTTTTGTAATCTAATCTCATCATTTTTCAATAGTTATTTCAAGTTCATCAATTTTATCCTTCATTTTTTTAAAGACATATTTGTTTACATCGTTTAGTCTGCAATCGTAAGAGAAGTCAACTGCTATTTTGCACAATGTTTTTATCAGGTCCTCGTATTGCTTCTCACTATTTACTTCTAAATGTACACCATTATCCTTATGACTGGCTATTACTTCCAGTGCCAGGTTGTAAATGTCTTTGCCTATGTCTTGTCTCATTGTTTGATTTTTGGATATTCTAAGAATAATGGCCAGAATAATCCTGCTGCAAGACAAGGAAGTAAGGTAATCAAAGCATAAGCGAATAAGTGTTTGTTCTTTACCCATCTTCTCCTATTGGCTAAGAATACTTTGATATTGTCTTTGAATACGATCACACCTGCAGCAATGGAAACGATAAGGTAAGCATACCAAATGGTTAGGATTATTGTCATAATATTAGAATCGATTATTAATTTTAGATATACTTGTTTCATAATTTAAGAATTTATTGTATTTTTGATTCAGAAAAAGTTCTTTTGATAAAATGCAGTCTTATTAATTGATTCACCCCACTTCCATTTGGTTGTGGGGTTTTTCATTACTTACTCTCAAGGAGAAATCTTGTACTCCCCTCATCTCTACCAGTTACTCTCACAAAGTCTACCTCTACCTTAGCAGAGTTTACAATTACTTGAGCCACATCGGCAATTGTTTTCGCTCTCTCTAATTCCATTGGATGTTCTGGGTCTTGCAGTGCTTCCAGTGTAGCGAATAAGTGATTTCTTAAATCATCAATCTTGTTTCTCGGCATCTTGGATTCTTTTTTTAAGTTTTTTAATTAATTTATTTACATCTCTTAGTTCAGGGTGATTATGCAGTGAATTTCTCAACATAATCTCTTCTTGTGTTGACAGCATCAGATTGCCAATATCGCAGTTCAATCTATTGCCATCTTTGAAAGTAACAACGTGCTTGGGAGGAATTGGTCCGTTGTGCTGTTCCCAAATGTATCTACTTTTAGAAACCATTGGACCTCTTTCCGATACCTTTATAAAAAGTATTTTATCTACCGGGCAAATCCTTTCATATCCAATAGGCTTTGAATTGTATGGAATTTGTCCAGGCTTAAACATCGTATTCTTTACCCTTTCATAAACTTCAGGAGACATCTTTTTCCCTTTGTTGTGTGAGGATTGACCTTTATTAAATTGGTTCTTTTTCTTACTCTCTTGTCTTCTCTGTAATACTTTTTCCCCTATTTTAAGATCATATTTTTTCACTATCCTGGACACAGTACATACATTAATATTAAGCATATCGCTAATCTCGATAAACATATAATCATTAAGCAATTCCTTTACTTTAGTGATTAGTTCTATTGTTACGATTACTGGTTTTTTCTTTGACATACTTTTTATAATAGTCCGATTCTTAAATCTCTACTTTCCAACAATCTAAAATATTGAAGTACCCAGTCTTACCTTTATACCCTTTTACGTTGCAGGATGCTGTGACTTTCAATCCTTCGCTTACTGGATTCTTGTCTACATTATCTTTGTACAATTGTAGCGTGATAAATGTCGGATAGTCTCCCTCTGTTTGGATTGTGAAGTTTCTCTTTTTGAATGTCTCAAAATGTTCAACTGGTTGTACATCAACGATTGTCCCAGTTACTGTGAATTTACTCATTGTCTTACTGTTTTTAAAGTTTTAATAATAGTTACATCCTCTTTCGTTTCAAGGAATATCTTATCTGTGAATCCAAATATAAACGCTGGATCTACATTGTATTTTTTGCAATAATTATAAAGGAATGACATCGAAGGAAGATTGGTTCTTGTATACTTCCCAACAATATGAGAGTATGTCCCCAGTTCATTTGCTATTGTCGATTTACTTATCCTTTGGTTTTTCTTTAGTTCCTGGAATGATAATGCGAATCTCTCGCAGATTATTGTCTCCTCTTGTTTAGCCTTCATTGTTGAATAGTTGTTCAGTTAATGTATTAATTGTATGTTCGCTCTCTCCGTTCAATTGCTTGGATATTAGTTCCAGTTTGTTTTCGAATTGGTCTTCTGTCTCTGATAAAAATGTACAGATTAAATCTTCTATGCAAGACAGTAGTGGATCTGTGAATTCTGTCAAGTCTATGCCAGTACCTTTAAGTGTGTTCAGTTTTACTAAGGTTACAGACATCTGTCTAAGTGCAAATTTTACCGCTTGTTTTTGTGATTGTTTTTCCATTGGTTTATTGATTGATTTATTGATTAAGCATCTATGTCTTCGGCATATTTACATCCGAATAATATTAAAATATGTGACTGTCTTTCTACCAAATATTGATAGAATTCCTTACATCTTTCCGCTAAGAATTCGATGTCTTGCTCGTTTCTTAATACTACCTGCTCTGTGTAGTTTAGTGGCTCTGGGTAACGTGGATCAAAAGATATAAACGTGCATTTCTTGGCTCCAGTAATCCACATATAACCTTGCATCTGCCACCAATACTCTGCTATATAATCGTTTGTTGCTTCCGATATTGGATCAAAAGAAAAATCCGTTAAGTTCTTTAAATGGTTTGTCGGATTGTATGGACATTTTACCTCGATAATATGTTCATCGTTTACAATGCCATCTGGTCTTCCTTTGATATATGGAATGAGTGCGTGGTGTATACTTCTTTCAGGTGTAAGAACTGTCTCAAAGTTTTTACATTCAAATTTTTGTATGGCATATGGTTCGTATTCTACTCCGTGTTGAAGTGCCCATACTTTAAGTTGTTCCTTCTCTACTCCTAAACTTCCCATAATAATTTCATCAGCATATTCCAATGCAGTTTTGTTGAATGGATGCTGTTTACCTTTACCTATTATTTTGGCAAAGTTAGAAGGTGTGATGTACATTTGGTGTAGTTCCATTGGTTTTGATTTTTATACTGGTTGTAAATCGTCTCTGAATTTAAGTCCATACATAAGACCTACCATTGACATTTCAGTTTTACATTTGATTGCACTAAACTTTAACTTTTTACGGATTAGTTTTTCTCCAAATTCTAACCACTCGTAATACTTCTCCTCTGTTATTGTGTATTGATTATACCAGTCATCCTTGCGACCAGAAACATCTTCAAAGGTTAAGTCATATCCTGCCAGTTCAAACTGCTTGTTTATTAGTGTGACGACAACATCGTCTATTTTAGATTTTCTCATTGTGTTTCTTTAGTGAGCCTATTAATGCTATAAATTCCCAAATTTGATATTTTGTAGTGAATTCAATGACTGGATCTGTATTAAATAAAAATACCCTCCACCCTTCTTTTTCTGCTTCATCAGAATCATTAGAAATTAATGACAATCCGTTTGCAATATCTAAAGTGTAATAATAGAAATCGCCATCAATACTGACTTCCTTTTGGAATAATAAATAGAGTAAATTTGATTCTCTCATTTTTATAACTTTATGTAAAATTAAACAATATTATTAATATTCAAAACATTTTTAAACAAATTTTAAATTTAATAAGGCTAATTTAAAAGCATCTCTTTTATCTTGCTCTGTCTTTAGTCCTTTGTAATTAATAACCAGGTACTTTTCCTGCTCCATTATTGCTTGTGCTGTTTTGTGATCCCATTTAGTTCCTTTTGCCAATGGTGAGACTTCTTTCACTTTATAGTTTCCTGCAATTAGTGTATCGACTACAATTTGAGATACTGCCTGATTCATTCCGACATTACGTGATTTTCTTGCCACTACTAACTTGGAGCCAGTAGTATCAAATGAGGCTTTTTGTAGGTTTGAATTTTCAACACAAATAAATAATTCTTGTCTTGAATAAGCGTGATGTAAAAAATTAGCAAAGTTTAAAAAGTCTTTAAAGTCTTTCATTATTTCAAATCTCACTTCTTTTTTTGTACATAATATTGTACAAACAGCAAATCCATTTTCCCTGAATGCAGGATCAATTCCGATAAGAATCATATAAGTAAAGTTTATGTTTAATGATGTAATTGTGTACGTGCTTCCAGTATCCTCTTTTTGAGCCGTACCCTTTCAGTTGGTTACAAGTTGTAACCGATTGATACCGCAGTTGTGGATAATGGTAAGAAAGGAAAAGGGAATGGTCCAGGTAAGAATGCCAAACGGATTGGTAAGACCTCCATTTTACATTGTTTCTGTCTACAAAGTAAGTATTGGTAGTTTTCATTGGAGCACCTGGATAGTATCTGATTGCAAAATGATTATTGGAATGTATAGATATGTGACTTTTACCTCCTCCACTTTCGATTATTGCTTGTGCTAACTGTATGGAAGCAGGAATTCCAGTTATTGACTCCATTATTTTGGCTTTAATTATATTCTTTTCGATATAATTATCACTTATAATAGACAAAATTAAGGTAAATAAGAGTAATTGCATATTATATTAATCATTTATAAGGCTAAGGATTCATCCAATCGTATCAATTCAGATTGTTGTATTTGGTAAAAGTTCTGGTTGAATATAAATTTTTTGTATTTATCATTTTTTAGAAGATTTAATGGAATAGATCCTTGAAAAATTACCTTCCAACCCTCCAAATATTTCTCAGTTGTTGACAAAATATAGATGTCTGATGGGTTTTTTAAACTATGTTCTCTAATCATTAAAGGCTTATCGTGTCCATATGGCCCTTTAATATCAATTCTTTTGCCGTTTAAGACCATATCTCCTCTATCGGTATATATAGAGTTCACTTGTGTATTTTTAATGTCGCATACGGCAAATTTAAACATAATTGATGTGGCCATTTCAACTATCACTCCCTGAATACTAATTTCTAATGGGTTTCTTTTAGCGTAAATCTGTTCTTTGACATTATTGGCTCTGTTTGTTTCGTACCTTTCAGTTCCTATCCTGGTGCATTCGTCCAGTAGTTTACCTTTAACGATTATAAATTCACCTTTTTCGACTATGTACATAAGTTTAATTTATAAATCCAGTGATATAATACCACACAAATAGTTTCGCATATAGTGACTCTGTTTTTCTTTGGTGATCAGGGGATTCTATGCCACTAAGAATATTCTTTGTTTGCTTCCTGGCGGATTCTGCTGAATACGCATTGAAAGAGTTTCTACCAGAGGATATGTTACGAAGAGCATCTTTTTTGGCTTTCTCATACATTTGCTTTTTGACATCTCTTGGAAAGTCTATCTTACCAAATTCCTTTAGTATCTTCCCAAAGTACATTGGTATTTCTTGGTACTCGGAGTAGACTGCTTCTCCATTCTCTTCCAGTTTCTGTTTGGCATCATTCATTACAGCCATTGCGTGTATTCGTGCTCTCAAGTTTAGTCTGTCTATCTCTTCATAAGTTTTAGACCTGGAATTATCAACTTTGTTAAGTTTTTCCATTAACAAAATGTTTCTGTACTTGGAATAGGCTGTCAATAGGTCCGCAATAAAAGTGATGGACATTCTCTTATATTTGTATATGTCAAATTCAAATCTTTTCATTGCAGCACACTCAAAGGCTACCGGTATCTCATTAGGACCTAATGTCATAAAGTTTCGTTCAATGAAATAGTAGCATTCTTTTAAGATGTTTCTTTCGCTGTCAGGACTATACCCAAAGTATTGCTCACAAGCATTGATAAGGCTACCGATAATAAAATCCATATTCACCTCTTTGTCTGTGTCTTTGATTTGGTTGTTAGTTCCTATGAACATCTCTTCGAAGATTGATCTAATGTCCTTTGATTTCTCGTTTAAGTTTAGCAACGAATTCGCTTGTTGTGAGTTTTGGTTTAGCAGTTCCATTTTGATTTGATTTTTTAGGTTCGAAAATACCTTGCCATTGATTGGCAATGCTGTTATTGATTGATTGAATTATTTCTTCTTCTGTGAAATGGTTTAACCAGGAATCTAAAGTTTTTATTCTTTGGTCGATTGCTGCTTGTGACTTGTATGGTTTTTTAATGTCACTACGATATTTGAAATATTGGTTTAGTGTTTCGATAAGATAGGGAGAAAAT